CTGCTGATGAAAACGGGAATATCGAAGAAGTCATCGTTTTCTCTCCTGAGCAGATCAAGTCCGCCGACCCCGTAACCCGCGACGAAGCAGGCAACGTGATCCCGCTTTCCCAGCGGTTCAATCCTGCGTCCGACAGCATTCTTTACTCCGCTCCCGCTCGCCCAAAATCCAACAAGAAGGCCATCGAGGAGGCGCTTTCCACCATGCCGCCAATCTGGCAAAACGTGCTGCGCGACAAGTGGGCCGGGAAAGACATTCCCGACATCGCCACGGCTCGCAACATCTCCGAGGCGGCTGTCGTCAACGTGCTCCGCATGGCTGAGGGCCGTTTGCGCGTCCTGATGGATAGCGCCGCGACAAAGCCGACCGTCCAAGTCGAGGATGGTGTCGTAAAAGCCGTTGGTGGGCGTCCTGACCTCGCGATGGCAGGCAATGCCGCCTTTGCGGGCGTGGATCAGCGCCGCATGACTTCCGAGGAGGTCACGCACGCGGAAATGAACGAACTGGCAACGCGGCTCTTTGCCGTCGATCCTGACGCGGCGGAAAAGCTCGTCGTGCGCTGGATGGACTCCGGCACAACTGTACTCTCGACGGACGGCTTCCCGGACGGTATCAAGGCCATCGTGAGCGAGGCGCAGGCCCGCAGCGCCGCCGAAATGCTCATGACGGCCGCCGCCAAGCTGCTCGTGACGCAAAAGGCCATGCAGGGCGGGAACACGACCCAAATCGCCCGCTTGATCTACCTTTACCGCAACACGGGCACCGAGCAGGCCCGCGCCCTGGGGATGCGGCAAGACCCGTTCGATTCTCCTGCCGAGCGTGCCGCCATGTACCTGCAAGAAACGCTCCTGACGCCGCCTGAGTCGATGCGGAACGAACTCCGCCGCAATCCAGCCAATCGTGAGCGAATCCTCGCCGCCTGGGCAGCCCGTGCCGACAAGCTCAAGGCCGAATTGCTGGCCGAGGGCATCGACCTCGACGCCACGTTGCGCGAGTTCGCCAAGGAGCAGGAACTCGCCGAGGCGACCATTCCCGAGCCGGTCAAGCCCGTGCTCGCCCGTGCGCCGAAGAAGACACGCCAGCTCGTGAAAGCTCTCCTGCAAGGCTTGAACCCTTCCGAAGCCATCGCGAACGCGGGAATGAACGCCAAGGCCGCCTTCGCCGCCTACAAGGCATTCCGGGAGTCTATCAATCAAGCGGGCACCGATGCTGCCAAGGCCATGCAGGAGCAGCTTTTGCGCTCGGCACCGGCTGGAGACTTCGCGGCTTCTCTTGGCCTGCCTGACCTCACCGAAGAGCAATGGCTGGAAGCCGTGATGGCTGACAAGCCGTTGCGCACCACGCCCGAGACGGAAAAGCTCAAGGTTCAGCGCGAGAAGAAAAAGGAGGGTGGCGAACTCGACCTCAAGAACCCGCTTTCGGTCAACAAGGCCCGCCGCGCCATCGAGGAGCGCAAGAGCAACGCTTTCGACAAGATGAGCGAGTTCTGGCGTGCGTCGATCCTCTCCGGGCCGCAAACGCACGTCGTCAACGTCGTTTCCGGTCTCACCTACGGCACCTATGAGGCCACGTTCAAGAAGCTCGCGACCGGCGCACAGGCCGACATCGCCCGCATGTTCGGCATGAAGCCCGACGCTGCGAGCCTTGCCGACATCCCGGCCATGATTGCCGCGACCCTTCCAGCGATCCGCGCCGCCTTTTTGGACTCCATCAAGGCGTGGAAGTCCGAAACACGAGTCTTTGACGCCTATGCGCTCCAGCTCACCGACGAGAACGGGGCGCTTTTCAAGGAATCGTTCAGCCCGGCGCTCAAGGGAACCTTGGGGAAGGTCATGCGCGGGATCTCGTTCCGGCTCATGGGAGCCGCTGACGAGTTTGTGAAGTCGTTCTTCACTCGCGTGGAGGTCGCGGCACAGGCTCGACAGATTGCCCGCCAAGAAGGCAAAAGCGGCCTCGAACTTGCGAAAGCCATCTCGGAACTCTTGGAGCCGGGAAGTCTTGCGTGGGAGCGATCACTCGCACAGGCCAAGAAGATCACATTCCAGACCGAAATCGGCAGCGGAACCTCGTCGATCGACAGCACCGTGGACGGGCTGGCAACACTCATCAGCAGGACCAAAAAGGGCGACTTCGGCAAGTTCCTCAAAGGCTTGTCCCACTTCACCTTTCCGTTTGTCGATACGCCGACTAACATCTTCAAGCAGGGGGTCACGATGTCGCCGGTCGGTGGTTTGCTGGCCCTCGTGGACGCGACTCGCTCGCTCATCCGCCGCAAGCAAGGCAACGTCGAGGAGGCAGAGCGCATCTACAACGCCGCCCGTGCTCTCGATGACCTCACGAACCAGATCGTCGCCTGGGGATTCATCATCGGCCTGTCCGAACTCGTGAAGCCCGGCGATGACGACGAGGAGCTTCCGTTCATCACCGGCACGATTCCGTGGCGCTCCACATCGCCCGGCGAGCGCGAAATCGCCTACCGGACGGCCCCGCCGCAGTCCATCCGCATTGGTGGGCAATGGTACTCCTACAAGCGCCTCGATCCATTCGCGTCCGCGTTGGCCTTCACGGTTGATGCCATCAAGGAAATGCAGTCTGGCAAGCCGATGGATGAAGCCTGGGGAAACATCGGCCTCGGGATGCTGCGCAACATGCAGGACAAGACGTTCCTGCAAGGGGTGTCAGACCTCGTGAACGCCGCGACGGACCCGGAACGATTCGGCACCAAATGGGCGACCAACATCGCGATTGGCTTCATTCCGAACTTGATCCGCCAGCCCATCCGCACCGGGGATGACGTGTTCCGCGAAAACGACCTCCCGAACGACATGGGCTTTTGGGAGTCGCTTGGCCGCCGCGTCGGCTTCGGCGTCTATCCGAAGGGCTGGAATGGTGGCGTGCTGCCTGACAACCCGATTGCGCCCATGCCCGCTTTTGACGTGTGGGGCCGCGAAGCTGCCAAGAACACTGGCACAGGGCAGCCAACGACTGATTGGCTCCTGCGCCTACTCTCCCCGGTGGAAACGCGGGACGCTGATAATGTCGATCCGCTCGACCGGGCCTTGCTCCGCTACAACATGACGCACGATGAACCGTTTGGTGTCGCGGCACCGAGCCGGGAGATTCAGCGAACTATCGCGGGCAAGGTCGTGAAAGTCAGCCTGAACGATGCCGAATATGCTGAGTTCATCACCAAGGCGGGAATTGCGGCTCGTGCTGCCATCGGTGGACGCTACACCGGACGCGACCTTACCGAAGCCGATGTGGAAACCATCAAAGACGTGATCTCAAAGGTTCAGGCGGTCTATCGTGACATCGCTTTTACGCGAGCGATGCGGCGCTGATTGTGCTTTGAACTACCAGACCACACCACAAAACCATGTTGCAAAACTCCCTTCGTCACCCAATTGGCCCCACATGATCGGCTCCTACACCCCCAATTCCATCGCCGGACGGCCCGTGAGGCAGATTCCAAGCTCCAAGCGTCGCGGCACTGCGGCGAGTGATGTGCCGCCAACGATGATCGGCCAACCGCGTGCAATGCCTATGCCGACAAGGGCCGACAACATCGCCGCCGCTCGGGCTGATGGCACCTTTGATGCCAAGCGTAACACCTTCAATGCGGCCAATAAGAGCAGCTTCATGAACGAGCAGGGCATCATCGGGCCTCGTGCTCCGAGTCCAACGGGCGGAGTCGCCATGCCGTCCGCTCCTGCCGCGCCTGCTCCAGCATCAACCACGCCAAAACCTGCCCCCGCCCAAATCGGCAAACCTCGCCAGCCGCCAACCTTCGACGGTAAGAGTATGGGCGCTTTCAAAGCCTCCTATGCAGGCGGGCGGCAAGTCGAGAAACCTGTTTCTGGCGTCGCTCCAGCTTTCAAGGCCGGAAATGGCGAATGGATGTCCAGCCCTCAACGCATGGCGGCCTCGCGATCAACGGCACCTGCGGCTTTTCCCTCGCGCCCTGCTCCAGCATCACCCGTTGCCGCCGTCAAACCAACGACAATGTCTGGACCTGGGGCACCAACACTTGAAAAGCGTGCTCAGGCGCTCCAAGACGCCGCCCGACTGTCTCAGGCCTCCCAAGGCCCAATGATGACACGCCCTACGGCTCCTACCCCTTCCGTTACTCCTTCCGCTCCAATGCGGCCAACCGGCGCACAATCTGGTTCCGCGTTTGGAATTGCGAGGAGCCGACCGATGCCGACAAAGGCACCGGGAAACAGTTCACAGTCTCCCAGCGTTGTAAAGTCCAGCACTACACCACCGAGGATTTCCGCCGCTCAAGCGCAGGCCATCAAGAACCCGCAAGGACTCTCCGCCCGGATGAACCCGCTCGGATCGAAGCCCGTTGCGTTTTTGGACGATCCAATCGTCAAAATTAGCCAGACGTTAGCGCCTGTTGTTCCTCTTGCAAAAATTGGATCAATGGCGCTCGACAAACAGGCAGCCAGAAATCCAAAAGGTTTGGCCGCCAAAATTAGCGGCCTTTTGAGCAAACGACCAGCACCCGCCACTTACGCACGCAACTAATTTCCCAACTCCAGCCCGACGCAGTGAAGAACTCGAAAGGTGTACATGCCGCAGCAGCGGACACACACTTTCATGCCACTCGTCGCACCGCCAGCCACTCCAGATCCCGAATTAGCCGCTCTCCGCGCTAAGTCGGCATTGCAGCGCAAAAAGACCAAGACTCCTTTGGAGGATCGCTTGGCAGCAGGAGACGGGTCGCGGGCCGTGCGTCTGGTTCAATGGGCACGGACGCAAAAACAAGCCTATGACGCCAGCCTCATCACTTGGCGTGCAAATCGCATCAAGTGGGCGCAGGAAGCGCAGGACATTTTCGACCATCGTGCCGCCGCTCGCAAAGAGCAGGAAGACGAAGACCCGTCATCCGTCTTTGAGGTCGCGAACGAGTCCATCAACATCGTGGCAAGTCTGGCCGAATTTGCCGCCGCTCAGGCCGAGCAGGACATTTACGGCGGCGATCCATGGTTTGCAGCTATTCCCGTGGGTCGCTCAGATCCAGATCTTGCCGAGCAGGTGCAAAAGCATCTGCAATGGTCGTTCCGCGACGGTCGCATGGTGGATACGCACTGCCAGGGCATCGACCAAGCCGTCACGCTCGGGGAATGCTACCACAAGACGCTCTACTGCATCGACACCGACGAAAGCGAGTCAGTTGTCCCATGCCTGCACGTCAATGGGAAGCCCGTGACGGACCAGAACGGCCAATACGTCACCACCGACGAGCAAGCGGCTACTCTTGGCCCTCTCAAAGGCAAAAAGGAGTGGAAGGACGCCTTCACGAAGCAGCAGACCGTCATCCGCCAGGGCGTCGAAGTGCTCCCCATCCACTTCAACGACATCTCGTTCCGCGAGGACGCCCCCGAACTCGATCTTCGCTACACGTCTGTCTATATCTCGGTGGAGATGAGCGTTTTTGAGGCCATGCGCCGCTTCAAGCTGTCCAAAGAGGACGCTATCAAACTGGCGCAGGTGGCAGGTGCCAAAGTTGCCGCCCAAGAGCATCAGCAGGAAAAGCGCAACGACACCACGGCCACGACCACCTTTACCGAAACGGAAGAATTGGGCGAGGAGGAAGCCGAAAAGCTGCTCAATACCCGCGTGCGGCTCATCGAGGGGTATATCCGCGCCGACGCGACCGGCACAGGACAAGAAGTCCGCATGTGCATCGTGTTCCCGCCTACTGGCGAGGACTGGATCATTTGGGCGGATTACCTCGCCAACATCTCCCCCAAGGCAGAATTGCCTGTGAAGTGCGAAGTCTGGGAGCCGGTGCCGCATCGCTCCTATGGCCGTGGGTTCTTTGCCAAGTATGCCTACCTCCAGACGGGCACCGACAACCTTTGGAATCAGGTCAGTTTCCGAAACGCGATGCACGCCAACCCCATCGTGGGGCTGCACCTCGATAAAATGGATCGTGACGAAGACACAGAGGAGTTCGTGCTCAAGCCAAATGTGTCCGTCCATCTCAAAGGCGACAACAAACTGGCGGACGCCATCGAGACGTTCAGCCTCCCCGATGCCGACAGCCGCAGCATGGAGCTGATGCAGATTGGTATGCAGCTTGCCCAACTGCGTTCCGGCATCACTTCGGCCAGCCAGGGCGATATGTCCGGCATTCCAGAGTCAAACACCGCAACCGGCATCCGCTCTCTGATGAGCCGTGCCGCCGTGCTTTTGAAGAAGCCCATTCGCCGCATGCGCCGCGCCAAGGGACGGGCATTCAGCTACGCGGTGAAGCTCCACTATTCCAATTTCGACCGCGAGGAGGCATTTGTGTGGGGTGAAGGGCGAAACCAGCAGCTCATCACCATCACGCCCAAGCAAGTCAACGATCTCGACATCGACGTGCGGATGCTACTCACTCAGGAGCAGAACCAAACGAAGCTCGAAGGTGCGCAGGTGGCAAGCGGCCTGATCGCGCAATGGCTCGCCGTGCCCGAGGCGGAAAAACCCGCCGTTCGTCCTCTTTTTCTCCAAGCCATCAAGGCGCTCGACTTCGACCAAGCCGACGAGATTGTCCGGCAGGCCGTGGCGCAAATTGAAGATTGCATTTCGCTTTTGTCACCCGAACAAGCTCAAAGGCTCCAAGGGCTGCTCGCACTTGAGCAAAACTTGCCTCAGACACCCGCTCCTCCTCAAACCACACCGCAGTAAATACCATGAAAAAGCATATCCTAGTATCCTTGCTCGCCGTCGCGGGCCTCGCCGTCGCCGCTTCTATCGACCAGAAAGTGAAAGCCGTTGCTGGCAGCGACAATCCCAGCGTGGACGCCGTGCAAAGCGTCTCTGCCTACGCTCTCACGGACAAAAACGGCAATGTGAAGGTCAACGCCTACTCGGGCACCGTCACCATTTCCAGTGCCACCCTGAACGCTCCCGCCATCGTGGGTGATGCCGTGCAGGCCGGTGACGCTACGGGCGGCAACCTGGGCGCTACCTCGACCATCACGGGCATCGTAAACGCGGCCATGATCCCCTTTGCGACCATGACGGACGGCACAGCCTCGACCAAAACGAAGGCATTGATGGACGATACGCCTGCCGGTGAATGGTCGGCCATCGGAGGCGGCACCGCTGATCCGACTCCGGCCAATGACGCAACCATTGCTCGAATCGGGTCCAATAGCCTGAAACTGCCGTTCACTGACGCTGCCGTTGCTGGCGATGGTGCCAAGTTCACGGCCTTTAGTTCCGAGAATTGGGAGGCTCAGGAAAGCGTCGGCCTATGGGTCAGGTCCAGCATTGTTCTAGTAGCTGGTGACGTGTGCCTCAAAACCGTGGATTCAACCGGCGATGTGAGTTTTGACATGCCAGCCGTCTCGACGGTGAACAAATGGCAATGGGTCGAGTTCGACATCTCGGGCCTCACGGGTGGCACTGGCGACGCCGTGACAAACGTCAAGCTCGCCCTCTCGACCGCTGGAGCCGCCAAGGGTGCGTTCAATCTATGGATCGACGGCGCTTACAAATGGGATGCCACCGAGGAGCTAACGCTAGGCGTGGATCTCATCGACGGCCCCGGCACGGTTCGGAGCGTTCTCGGCATCACGAAGGCCAACACCGGCACGCATGACATGACGGCCCTGGTCGAGAACACCGATTACTTTGTCCATCGAGAGTCCGGCAACGACTTCCTCGTCACGATCACGAATCAAAGCGCCCGCGCTGCTTTTGCGCTCGTGATGCACAAGTAATTCTCACGCCTTCCCGCCATGAACCCCAAGGTCGCCGAACTTCTCGCTATGCTGGACGCAGGCGACATCACGCCGCAAAACGCTGACGAAGCGATTCAGCAGGCGGGAGGCTTGACCTTTATCCTCCTCAACCTCGCACTGCCATGAGTCCATCCGTAACCAAACTGCTCGATCTCATCGACGCTGGCAGCGTGAAGCCTGCGAATGCCCGCGAGGCAATCCGGCAAGCGGGCGGGGATGCGCTCTGCATTTTGGAGGCTGTGCGCTCTTTGGCGGCAGGTGCCACGTCGGCAGGAATGGGCATCAACGTCAAGGATAGCGCCTATGGAGCCAAAGGCGACGCGAAAAAAGTCACCGATGGTGCCAGCACGAATGGCAGCACGACGGTGACGAGTGCCAGCGGACTGTTTACGGCGGACGATGTAGGGAAAGTGATCTGGGGCGTGAAGACTTCCACGAAGGCGCTGGCGGTGCCACTTGGCACCATCGCCACCTATGTAAGTGCCACGGAAATCACCGTTAGTGTGGCGGCGACATCCACTGAGGCGGGTCTGCATCTCGTGTGGGGCACGAATGACACGGCAGCCATTCAGGCCGCGCATGCAGCGGCGATGGCAATGCAGCCTCGCGGCCTCGTGACGGTGCCTGCGGGGGGCTACATCTTCGATGAAGTGCTGTTTGATTTCACCGAGGCCGCCCCCGTGAAAAGCGGCGGGGTGCTCGGCGCGGGCAGTGGCAGCACGATCTTTTATCCGTCTCCGGCGCATGATTTGGCCGGGACTTCGATGCTGGCGATCACCGGCGGTAACAACAATTACACGCGGCTCGAAGGCTTTGCGGTGGACGGCTGTTATTTCCAATGGTCGGCCACGTTCAAGAACGTTATCCAGCTCGCGGGATTCCTCATGGAAACCGTGCGGGATGTGCGGCTCGAGTTCCTTTATGGCATGACGGACGGGATTAAGGCGCTGGGTTATTTCACGAGCTTGGAGCGCGTCTATGTGGAATCGACCGCTTCGTATGGTGTGACCTTGGCGGCTGGCGGGAGCGCTTTCGTCAGCGATTCCGTGTTCGCGAACTGCGTCAATTTCTCGCTGAACATCGAGAGCGTGGCGGGCACTTCGAACGCGAAGAGCTTTGTGCGTGTGCTGAATTCCTGGGTGGATGAAAGCGGATCTGGAGCCTTGTATACCACGGGCAGCACAGATGTGGTTCTGGAAGGCGTGCGCGTGAGCGGCCCGGTGGGCGCTGCTGGATTGCAGCTCGCCAGTTCCAGTGTGGTGCATGCCATTGGCTGCGAGCTACTACCATGGGGAACGACGGGAAATCGCCCTGGGGCCAATGTGGCAAGTGGCTGTGTGCTGCATGCCACGAACTGCCGCTTTGATGCGGCGGGCACGGGCAACGCACTGACCAATGCGGGCACGGTGCATCTGGTGAACTCACGGCTCACGGTGCTCGGCAGCGGTGTGGCTCTCGCCAACACGGGCACGGCCAATGATCTCGGCGGGAATGTCATCGCCAGCAGCAGCGGCACGGCAGCGGTGCGGTTTGCGGGGTTGGGGGCAAATACTTTCACGGGGGCACAATCCTTGCCAACGGGTAGCGCTGCTGCACCCTCATTGACTGGACCTGACACCGATAGCGGGGTGTATTTCTCTGCCAACAACCAGATTGATTTTGCCACGGGTGGAATTCGTCGCTGGTATATCGACAGCTCGGGCATTCTCCAAGGCGCAGGTCATGTCATCCAGAACAGCGGCAATGCCATCTTTGGCAATGTGTTCGCTCGCGGTAATTTGTTGTCCATTGGGGCCTCTGATGATGTGAGTGTGCGTGGCGGTAGTGGATCGCCGGAGGGTGTCATCAGTGCGAAACAGGGCAGTGTTTACCTTCGCCACACAGATGGCGGCGCGGGCACCACGTTTTACGTCAAAGAAAGCGGCGGCACGGGCAACACCGGATGGGTCGCAAAGTAACCAATTCCACCTCACCACCACCATGCCTTCTCCTCTTGAAAATCCCATCACGATTCCCGCCGTCCCTGAGCGCACCTTTGACGAGTGGTTTTACACCAACTTCCGCTGTGCAAACCTGCACGATGCCGACAGCGCGACGCTGACCTTTGAGCGGGTGCCGCGTAGCTCTGACACCAAGGAGCTGCTGCATAGCCACGCGGAAACCGTCACACGTCCCTTCTGGCCTCTCGTCACGCCGGAGTCCCCTGCCTTCAACCCTCAAGCCGCGCAAGCTATGGCGGCTGTTCTTGCTGCTCTGCCAGCTTTGTGACCTATGAGCGACGAAACCCTTACTCACCTTGTCACCGCAGCCATTGCGGAAAACCTCTCGCCGCTGCTCAAGTGGCTTTACGGCGTTTTCTTGGCCGTGGTGGTTGGCACGGCTTTCGTTGTTGGTATGGTCTATGACGTGAAGGGAGGCATCGAGGAAGCCAAACGCAATGCCGAGCAGGCTCGAAAAGCCGCCGAGGAAATGCGCGGGCTGGTCTTGGCGCACGATAAAAGCATCAACATCCTCGAATTTCGAGCCACGAAAGGAGGAGGCGAATGATATGATGAATACCGTCTATATCCTCATCAACGGCATCCGCACCGACCCGGACGACCAACATGCCTGGACGGATCGGCTCTGCACGCTCCTGAACCTGCGCACGCCAAACAACGTGAAGGCGGAAAAGTTCGAGTACCAGTGTTCAGCGACGTTCCGACGTGTGGGCCAGTCACAGCGGGCGCGGGATTTGATTGAGCGTGTCACGACCTACCGCAATGAAGGCTGGCGCGTGGTTCTCATCGGCCATAGCAACGGCTGCGATTTGATCGCCCGTGTGGTTGGGCATTTGTATGTGCCCGAAGTTCACCTTTTCGCACCGGCTGCGGAGGATAATGACTTTGCGGAGGCGCTGGAACATCTGCGCATCTCACGGCTCTACATCTACGGGAGCCGAAACGACAAGGCGCTGAAATTTGCCAGTTTCACCTCACGCATTCTTCGTTGGATGAGGTTGGGCTACGGCTCGCTCGGGCTTCGAGGTGCCGAGTTGGCGGCACGTTTCCCGCATCAAACACGGGATCGTAGCCAGCATGATTTTGGACACTCGACGTGGTTTGAGCCGCAACGCATCGAGGAAACCCTGCGCCTTATTTTAACTCCATGACCACCGATCAAATCATTTTCATGCAAAAGCGCATCGGTGCCACGCCGGACGGCTTTTGGGGGCCGAAGTCGCAGGACAGGTGCCGCCTGTATTTGCGCTCGCTCATGCCTGCGAAGAATCCATGGCCCGCCAGCGATCAAACCAGCCTGACGAAGTTTTACGGCAAGCCCGGTGATGAGTCGCAACACACCGCGCTCGATGTCAGCGACTTGGATGTGCGTTACGAAGGCAAACGCGTCAAAACCATCCGCTGCCACAAAAAAGTGGCCGCCAGTTTGAAGCGGGTGCTCGTCGCCATCTCGAAAGGTCCACACGCTTGGGTATTGCAACGATTCGCCGGATGCTACAACAACCGCCCGATGCGGGGCGGTAGCCTGCCCAGCCTGCATGCTAGAGCCGCCGCTACGGATTGGGATGCTGAAAATAACAGCTACAAAGCGAACTGGCCGCTCAGCGCATCAATGCCTCTCGAAGTCATGGAAGAGTTCTCGAAAGAAGGCTGGCTTTGCGCAGGCGCTTTCTGGAATTACGACGCCATGCATGCGCAAGCCACCCGCTAACCAAATACCACTTTATGCCAGCTCCTACTCTCACAGGCATCTCACCCAGCATTGGCGCAATTGCGGGCGGCCAAACGGCAACTCTGACCGGCACAAACTTCACCGGCACCACGGGCGTCACCTTTGGGGGCGTTGCGGCCACGAATGTGACCGTCGTAAGCGCAACGGAGATTACTTGTGTGATTCCTGCGGGTAGCTTGGGCGTCGCCAGCGTGCTTGTGACCAACGGCAGCGGCACCAATGGGGCAAACTCGCTGTTTTTCTACATCCAGGCGCAACCGACTGACACTTACATCTACCTCAGAGGTGGTCGAGGAGACGGTTTTGTGCCTGAATGGACGGGAGTCGTCACGGAAGTCGAAACCGATGAAAAAAGCGACCCCTATCGGAACATTTTCCCTTCAAGCAAGGTCACGCCAGCATTCTCCACAGGCTCCATTGGCGGCATCGCCGTATTTACTGCCACAAGCGCGAACGGTTTCTTGGACGACGGCGAAGCAATGACGGCGCTGAACCTATCCAACGTCAAAAGCCGCCTTTCCGATGAAGTTGGCGGGATCACTCCCCGCCAGTTTGATAAAGCTACAACGTGGCTCGTCTTTCTGTCCGCAAATGGCCTGACCTACGAGTTCCGAAAGGATTTGGTCATTGGTCGGTCAAGCCAGCCGCGAGACAGCGACTAAACTACCGCCATGCCCGTTACTTCTACATTTGATTGGATCGACACGCCCAAACCTACGGAGCGGGCGTTCAAGATCACAGCCAAAGAAGATCCATCGGACCAAATCCCTGATTTCATCAACCAGCGCATCACATGGGCGACTTGTCCGGGATGGATCAAGAAAGCCGAGAATGTACCGGTGAGCCTGCAAGGCTACACGCTCGTGCATGCCGCGAAGGCTGGATTCCAAACGCGAAACTTCTTCTTCGCCAAGACACGCACAACGGCGGAGCGCCGAACACCGTTTGAAACTACCTGGGTCACGCGGCCTTTCCCGTGGCCTACGGTGCTGCTCAAACTGTGGGCAGAGGAAGGCGTCATTCCAGTTTCCGCACTGTCGGCCGATGGGAATGTTCAAAGCGTTGGCGGCACGTTGTTTCGAGATCGGCACCGCCCTGGCGGATCATACCCGACCCTGTTCCGCATTCAGCATTTCCTGTCTGAGCGCCCATTTCCCAAAAAGCGCCATCTTGCACCCATCCCAGACTCGATTTCATGGGAATGGGATGGCGTTCGAGGCTCCTTCCCGTCCTGCCTGCATCCCGGTGTTGTGGTCACGAACCAGTACACCACTGGCAATGTCGTCTTCGGCTTTGGGACGCCCACCAAAGAAATCGGCGGCGATCTGGTGCGCCAAGAATACCCTCCGACCGATATGGAGGATTGGGAACCTTTCGTCATCGAGGACACGCGCAACAATGTGCTCGGCACCTTGCAGCATCGCATCGTCGTGAAGGCGTTTCCACCCATTGACGATCGGGAGGTGAAATCGTGATCGAAGCCGGGCGAGCCGTATCGCTTTTCGAGCAAGGCACGCACTCCATGAGTGGCAACGGGGCGCACACCTTCCAAGGTATCAGCCAGCCCTATGTGATTCATCAAGCGACACCGCTTCCGACTATTGAGCGGAAGCCGAACGTGTTGCAACCGGCTGTTCCTCCGCCTGCGGGTAGCTCGCTGGGTGGTCTGTGGACCGGATGGCTGGTGAGTGTGGGGGTGCCGGTGACGCCTCCTGACCCGCACCCGCACCCGCATCCTGACCCGCACCCGCATCCTGACCCGCACCCGCATCCTCACCCGCACCCGCATCCTCACCCGCACCCGCATCCTCACCCTCATCCTCACCCTCATCCTCACCCGCACCCGCATCCTCACCCGCACCCGCATCCTCACCCGCATCCTCACCCGCACCCGCATCCTCACCCGCACCCGCATCCTCACCCTCATCCTCACCCGCACCCGCATCCTCACCCGCACCCGCATCCTCACCCTCATCCTCACCCTCATCCTCCACCTCCTCACCCCCATCCCCATCCTCCCCCATGATACATCCGGTCATTCCATTGGATCTACCTTCCACGGCCAGGGTCGTTTTGGTCGGGAATGGTCCCTCGTTGCTGGCGGCTGCCAAGGGCAACGACATTGACGCTTTTGATGAGGTGGTGAGGTTCAATCGATTCAAACTGCGAGGTTTTGAAGTTCACACAGGGACGCGCACGACGCTCTGGAGCACGTTTGGACATGGCTATCTTCCTGGCGACGAGGATGTGAGGCCGGAGCGCATGATCTTTGTCTATGGGGAACGCGGCGAGCCTGCTTATCAGCCCCAGGAGATTTATCGCATTCCGAAGGCGTTCTACAATGAACAGTGGGAACGGCTGAAAAATCAGGCAAAACGCCCGTGCAGCATTAGTAGCGGTTTCGTGGTCACAATGTGGCTGCTCAATGTGGTTGGGTTGGAACAGGTGACGCTGGCCGGGTTCGATCATTTTCGCAAAGACTTCAGCAACCAACACCATTATTACAACCCACGAGGCTACGGACGTCCGCCTGAGATGGCTGGCGATGCCGAAGCGGAATTGCTGGACGAACTGGGGGAAAAGATCATTAGATTATGAACGAACTCGATAAATACTTGGGGATCTATGGCTCCGAAGGACTGCCTGGTTACGGGCATAGCAACCATGGTGCGCGTTCGATTGCTTTTCTTGAGAAATGGCAACCTCGTTCATTGGTGGACGTGGGTTGTGGTTTTAACGAATATTGCCAAGCTATCCGGCAGAAATTCAGCATTCGGGCCGTTGGCGTCGATTTTGCCTGTCCTGGCGCTGACATTAAAGCCGCTGCGACCTCTCTACCTTTTGCTGACCAGGAATTTGATGTTTTGACGTCGTTCGATTGCTTGGAGCATCTGTTGCCAGCGGAAGTTGAGGTGGCTTTGCTGGAGATGGCGCGGGTGAGTGCCCGCTTTGTATTCTCGATTTCTTATGCTCCCTCTAAATGCCGGTGGAAAGGACAAGGCCTGCATCCAACTGTCCATAGTGAGCAGTGGTGGATCTCCCAAATCATGCGAGCTGGCGGGGCAAAATTGGTGAAGGTGGGCAAGTTTTTAACGGGTGTCTGGCAGCGAAGGTTGCCGATAAAGCCGGGGGACTCCGTGGTGCTTGTTGGCAATGGTCCGTCGGTATTTCAATCCACCCGTGGGAAAATGATTGATGAATTTGATCACATCGTTCGGTTCAATCGTTTTGCGACTGCAGGTTTTGAGCGGTGGGTCGGCTCTCGCACGACTCTTTGGTCCGCCACGCCTTTAGCAGGGAAAGATGGCATCCGCCATGATGAGTGCTTGTCCATCAATGAAGGTGCGTTGGTTGGGGTGGCGTCTAACGTGCATGATGTGCCGGACCATTACCGACGCGAGGTGACAGAAGCCTTGTGCCAAAGAGCGCAGTGGATGACGGGATTTAGAACCGATAGCCGCAGGCGGATCAAACCTTCGTCTGGCCTGCTGGTGATCGCGTATTTAGCGGAAATTGTTGGAGTTCACGTTTTGCACGCTGTGGGCTTTGATCATTTCGCGGGCACAATTGCCCATTATTGGGATACCGATCATGGGATTGCTGGGGACGCGTCTCACGACGGGCAAGTCGAGTCGCGCTTTTTTCAAGATTTGGTTTCCTCCGGTCGGGTTGTTTTACTGTGAAGTCGCGACTTTGAGATACCTGCGTCCAACCTCGGGGAGATCTAGCGTAGCGAGGTTGGATTCAATCAGGCACATCAGCCATTCTTCTTTGGATATCCGAATCGTAATTTTGTCCCCCTTCTGATTTGGCTTCCAAGTGCCTTTGGTAATGGTGCCACGGTCGTGAAACTCCATGGTTCCATCTGGATTGAATAGAGCCTCAGCGATTTTAGACGTGCTGTCGGGTTTGCCGTGATAAGTCCACCGGCGAGGTATAATTGGGGTTTCTGGTGGCCGTTTCCCCGCCTCGACGTCGGTCTTGAGCTTTGCCAGCTCTGCCACGATCTCCGTTTTCTGGCCCTCGCTGCTTGATAGCGTGGCCTCGATGCGTCGGAGCGTCGATTCCCTGACGGGCGCGAGAGCTTTGATGCGGGCGGCATCGTAGGAGGCGAAGAGTTGCGCGGCCTGACTCACGGGCTGCGCGACCGCTTCACCGGCCTGCTTCGCCTTGACCTGCTCGGCCAGCTTCTCGACCGCAGGAGCATCGCCAAGGCTCAAGAGCGTGGCGGAAATCTTGGCCGCTTCGGTATCGAGCGTTTTGTTGAGCCGTTCCGTAGCCTGCTCGGCTTTGGCGCGGTAGTCGGCGGCGATTTGGGCGGGCGTTTCAGCCTGGGCGGTGGAGAGCATCGCCACGAGGGCGAGCACGAGGGGGCAGATGTGTGTGTTCATGGGTGGGCTTGGCAAAAGTCGCGGAGTTTGGGCCATTGGGTGGGTTCTTCCGGCTTCGGGCGCTGGCCTTTGTTCCAACGGGCGATGGCGTCCGATATTGCGGTGATCGGCTCAAACCACGGGTAGAAGTTCAGCCCTTGATTCGGTGGTATGGGCGGCAGTTTGGTCATAGCTGTACATCCCACTCGCGGCGGATGGTTTCGAGTGCGTCCCATGCAGCATATTCGCCCATAGGTGAGCTTTCGTGAATCAGTTCCAGATTTTCAATCGCCATGAGCAACGCCCTAGCCATCTTGGGCGTGAGGTTGCGGCAAGCGGTGATGAAGTGGGCATTGTGACGATCATCCTCGACTGTTCTACCAGTCGTTGCAGTGCAAGCCACCTCGCCGGAATCGGCGTAAACGGTTAGCTCGACCGCGTGCCATTCTTTCTGCGTGGCCTTGTCGGCAAGTTCGATGATCTCGCGAACTTGCTGTTTGATGTCTTCAATGGTGGTCATGCGACATCCTGTCCGCCCCTGCGAATAATGCAAGCATAATCAAGACACTGAAAGCAAGCAAATTCAAAATTGACATTAGAAACTGTCACCCAATACCAGAAACCACCATGCCCGACGACATCGCCCCGACCACGCCAGCCGCCGCCCCTGCGGTGGAAACTCCCGCCGCTCCTGCAACGCCTGCCGCCCCCGCCGCTGCCGATACGCCCAAAGGGACCGCTCCGACACTGGAGGAAGCGATTGCAAGCCTCGATGTCTCCAAGATGACCGATGCCCAAATGGCAGACTTGGAGAGCGGCGACACCAACCGCGTGCGCTCGGCGCTTGGGCTTGCGAATGACAAACCCGCCGACAAAGCGCCCGCCGCTCCAGCCGCGCCCTTGTCCACCGATGGCACTCCAGCCGCGCCAGACAACAAACCCGCCGCTCGCGTCTCGCTGAAAAGCCTTCCTGCCGAAACGGCCTCCAAGCTGATTCAAGCGATCAACCTTGCTCGTGATGGCTCGATGACGTTTGAGGAAGCGCAGGCCAAGGTTTTTGGCGTGCTTACCGCCCCGGCTGCCGCGCCTGCGACTCCTGCGGCCCCCGCTGCTCCTGCCGCCGCGCCAGAACCGCCCACGCCATCGCCTGCTGCGGTGAAGGTCGAAGAACTCACGACCAAGGCTAACGACTTGAAGGCCAAGCACACCGCCGCGAAAGCCAACTACGATCCCAACGCCGATGCCATTTTCGAGGAATACATGGACGCCAAGGTTGAGCTGAAAGAGGCACAGCGCGAAGCGGTGGCCTACGAAGCGGCGGCGAAAGAGTGGAACGCCGCTCAGGCCGCCAGCCAAGAGAGCGCCACGCTCGCGTTCTCCGACCTCATCACCGACCCCGATTCCAATTTCCTCGGACTCTGCGAAGACGAAATTGCGCTTGCGGAGATGAAAAATGACCCAATTCTCAATTCGCCTGACTGGCCCGAGAAGATCGGCGAGCGGGTGAAGGGCAAGTATTTCAAAGGCTACGATGCGAAAAGCGCGGCGGCTGGAGATGACGAGCCACAAACGATCCCCCCCGCACCCAATCAAAAGGTGCGCCTCCCTGGATCACCCGTTGGCCCCGGCTTTGCCGCAGGTGCAATGTCTCCCCAGACGGCCCTGAGCGAGTTCGACAAGCTGACACCTGAGCAGCAAGACGCCCTCATTTTGGAGATGAACAAACTACCAACGCCCCGGCGCTGAGTCTTTTGGAGTCCCTGATGGTGGTTTGCAGCAGTTCAGAGCAGTTCATACCAGTTCCAAACTTCACCATCTCTTTTGAGACACCCTTATGGCTTACAACTCCGATTCCGTTGTTCAAACTCTTGCAGCCGCCCTCGCGGCTGATCCCTCCGTCGTCGCCAAGGTCAACTCCAAGCACCTCCGCGCAGGTGCCCGCTCGGTTGACGACTTTTCCATCTTTGAAGGGCCGGAGAAATCCGGCAAACCCATCATCGTTCGCAGCGACCTCGCAGGCGTGGGCGCTGGCGACGAAGTGAAATTCACCGTCGTCTCGCAGCCTCGCGGCGCTGGCGTCCGTGGTGAAGCCGAGCTTCGCGGTAATGAAAGTTCCATCACGCTCTCGACCTTCGGGTGCAAAGTGGACTACTGGCGCGACGCCGTGAAGTTCACCAAGAAAGAACTTCGCTTCCTCGCCGTGGGTGGTTCCCTGCGTGCCGTCGTGCTCGACATGATGAAGGTCAAGATGGGCCGCAAGCGCATGAACGACATGAAGATGGCGTTCAAGCTGCAAGCCAACGGCAACATCATCTACCCGAATGGCCGCAAGAGCTTTGCGACGCTTACCGCTCTCGACAGCCTGACGCCCTCCGGCATCACGGATGCAGTGCCGCAGTTCATTCGCCAAGGTGGCAAGGCTACCATCGTGAAGAACAAGCACGGCAGCCCGGTTCACAAGCCGATCCTGTACATGGTTGATTCCGCTGGCGCGAACGTCAAAAACTCCTCCAGCTACGAACTTGCCGTCCAGAATGGCGATGTGCGCGGCGAAGGCAACGCCGCTTTCAATGGCATGCTTCGCGACTGGAATGGCGTCGGCCTCTTCGAGCATACTTCGGTCGATCCCGAGTATGACCAGATCGCCGACCCGCTGGCCCCTCGTGCGCTGCTTTCCACCGGCTTTGGCGTCGATAGCGCCTCGGCTGCCTGCGTCATCAAGAGCCACGCCTCGGACACCAAGACGCCTTACACGGCTTGGCTCGGTGGCTATGACTACGAATGGTATGAAGGCCAGAAGACCGACACGGCTACGACCGCCCCCGGTGGCGTCGCTTGGACCACTTGGTATGCAGCCATCACGGGCGCGACCTATTACGCCTGGGTTCGCAATCCAGACGGCAGCGTGGGCTTTGTGTCTTGGGTCGGCTCCAACAACAACGGCAACCGGATCACCATCACGGCCATCCTGAACCCGGACAACACGAACGACGCCTCCGGCCTCGGCGTGGACACCCTGGGCAACTTCGTGGCGACCGGCGACACCTGGGGCCTCAACACCGCAGGCAATGCCTACACTCGTGCAGTGGGCGGCGCTGGTGCTACCTCGAACTGCTCGGCGGATGTGGTCTGGACGGCTGAATTTGATGCCGGTGCCTACATCATCCCCTGCAACGCCAATGGCGCGGTGGATATGTCCAGCCTCATGCTCGGACAGGAAGCTGCCGTTCGTGCCTACGTCGGAGACGACGAGCTGATCGGCGACTCTGACGACTACAAGTTCGTCAACGGCGGTGGCTACGAAACCATCTACGGTCAGGCCCCTTGCCGCCGCACGGATGGCAAGACGGCTGGTTACAGCCTCCTGCGCCACTCTGGACAGCACCCCGGCCTCGAAGTGCCCACCCTGTCCGCGTAAACGAACCTCACGCCTGCCCGGCGTCAAAACCGGGCAGGCTTTTTCCTTTCCCATGAGCACCAAGCCCACCACACCCACCCTTCCGTCACGCATTGATTCCTCGATGCTGGCGAAATACCTCAACGTTGGCGAGTCCGTCGTCATCGTTAAACTGCTCGGCATCGGCAATACAGGAGCCTATGAGTTCCGTGACCGAGCCAGCCGCATTTACATTTTCCGTTGGGATACTCAGCAAGGCGGCCACGTTCTGCGCGTGCCACTGACTCTTTGGAACGCCGACAAGGGCCGCATTGCCCACGACATCATGGACCAGCGTCGATTGATGCACGCAATGGTGGTGACGGTCGAGGTGCCAACCGCAGAAGCCACGTCACCCATCAAGGAACTGATCGACGCAATGGTCAATGATCCCGAGTATGCTTGGGGATGGCATTGCAACATTACGATGGCGGCCCATGACTCAGGAGCGAATCCGCATGACGCCCTCAATCGGGGTGCGGCGCTGTTTCTCAAACTGCTGAGCGATGGCCGTGTCGATACGACCACGCATCCCGCCTACGCTCAGACGCAAGAAACGACCACTTCAAGCCAGGGAGAATTGGATTCCAGCGAGGCCCATAACCTCGCCTCCGCAGGTTCGATTCCTGCCCCTGACACCACTTCCACCCCCGAAATGGACGCAACGGAGACGAAAAGCGCCCCTAACGTGGTAGGGCAGGGCGTGGAAGCGCCCGTTGCGTCCGCCTCGGCTCCTTCTGCTCAGATCATGCACGGGGACAAGCCCATGTTCTCCGCCGCCTGGGACAAGCTCGATGCGCCCATGCGGATCAAAGCCTTGGCCGCTTTGCTCGACACCGACGAGGAAACGCTCAAAGCCGCTATTCAAGACCCACTTTCGACCGTGGAACTCGGCCATGCTGGCTGGGTGAAGCGTCGTGAACCTCAAGCCTAACCACAAGCCCCACCACAATGCAGACCATCATCGTTCCAGACATCAAGCCCACGGGCGCAATCGTCGTGTTGAATGTCACGCCGCAGGACAAGACCAGTGCCGCAGGCATTTACCTCCCCGTCGCCGTCCAAGGCGCGGAAACCCGCATGGAGGCGACCATTGTCGCCACCGGACCCGACTGCAAGCGCACTGACATCCAAGTCGGAGCGCGGGTCTATGTCGGCAAGTTCTGCTCGAACGAAATCCCGCGTGATGGCTTGAGCTACAAACTGGCTCAGGAAACGGACATCTTCGCCATCTTGGATGCCAACACGCACACGCCGAGCCAAGCAGCCGACGCCTGACCATGACCGTCCGCCAAGCCATCGACGCAATGCTTCGCTACCTCCGCCCGGAGCAGCGTGTGTTTCCGTTTGTGAGCACGGACTATGACGACCCGCTTCCTGACGCCCTCAGTGCGTGCAATGCGGCCTTGCAGCAAATGGCGGTGTTTGCTCCGCTGTTTGCTGTGAAGCAGCAGCGAAGCGCCTACTTTCGAGCACCGTCCACCTTGGCCGTGGCAGGACTCACGAACGGCGGCATGACGGCAACGGGGGACTTTCCGGCGTGGTCGGTGGGTTGCTGGGTGCAGCTTCCCGGAGATGCGGATATGAATCGTATCCTCTCCATCTCGGGGACGACGGCCACGTTGCAGTTTCCTCACTTGTCCGCCACTGCGGCAGGTAATGCCACCATCAAGGTCGATACGGTTGAACTGGCTGAGGACATCATCACGGTTTTGGAGCCGGTGCGCTACCGTGGCACCGTGAACAAGCTCAAGCCTGCCAGCAGCCGCACCGCACTCAGCGATAGCCAAGAGGAAGGGCGTTACTTCATCGAGTCCGCTCTGAGTGGCAGCAAAGTCCGGCTGCGCATGATGCTTTCAGGCCACGTCACGGCAGACACCGTGTTCGAGTTCCAGGCACGCACCGCCTTGGGCAGCATCAGCCAAGCGGATGTTTACGACGAAGAGACGCCCGATGCAGATCCCGGCGTGGCGGTGCCGGTCCCGACTGGATTTGTCGAGTCGATCTTCCTCCCGCTGGCGACGGACTTGTTCTTCTCCAAGCCGTGCGTGGTGAACTACGATACGGCAGGCCAGCTAAACCGCGATGCGGTCAAACTGGTGCGCGAGCAGGCGCAGACGGCGCTGGCAATGCTGGAGCGCATGCGCCCACAGGGCAGCAAGGCGACGAGGATCGTTCCGGGGTGGCAGTAAGTCAGTCAGCGATCTCCCTTAGCTTGATGGCGGCCTTTCTCTGTTCCGGCGTTGCCGCTTCTTTGCTCAACATCCACGCCTGAATCAGCAGCCCTATCTCCCTGCCTCTACTTTGTGCTCGGCGAGCTGTCGCCTCCATTTGTTCGTCCAGCTTCATTCCGAGCCTCATCAGCGCCAGTTTGACCTCGTTGATGACTCCCAAGAATGACTTCCCACTGGTCTTAATTCGATGTAGCTCAGTTGTCTCGTTCATTGGATTGCTTGGTTGGTGAGAGTTCCGGTGGCATTCATGCGCGTTTAAAGGAAAAGAGTCTGGTCCATGAATTGAAAACGCAGATGAGGCCATTCTGCTCCGCCCAATAGTTGACCTGCTTGCGGAAAGGCAGGTCTGGCCGCAGACCTTGCAGGATGGCGGTGTCACGGCGCATGGTGAGTTCTTGCACCGAGCAGGTGCCGCCGTGCCGTTCGAGGGCATTTATGATGCCTTTGAGCGGGCTGGTGTAATCGTCGCGCAGGTCGGTTTTCATCGGAGCTTCTTCCTGTAATCGGTTGGCCGTCTGCGGCGACGGACTTGCTGCTTGTAAAGCGTGGCACTGCCTCGGCACTTCCAAGCCATGCCAAGGCCCATCACGTCGTCATCGTGGCAGCCAGAGCGAGCGGTGGGCTTGCCGTTTTTGTCCACGATGAACGTGCGGCCTTCGCCAATGATGTGCGGGCAATACACCTCCATTTCGTTGCGTTGGATACCGAGAGCGAGGCCGTCGATGATGTCGCGGCGCTGGTCGGCATCTTTGAGCTTGAATCCGAACATGAACTTCGGTGTGTCGCGGTCGAACGGATCGACGACTTGGCGCTTGTAGAGCAGTACGCCAGCGTCTTGCAGCCCCTTGAGGATGTGCAGGCCCATGTTGATCTCCAGAACGACCATGCAATCGCCGTAGTAGCTCGCCAGGGCAATAATGAAGTCCGTGGTCGTCTGGGCCGCACCCGTGAACGGAGGCCGCACGCGAGCCACGACGGCGGGCTTGTGGGCATAATTCGCGCCCGCGTCCTGATATTCGGCTCGAAGCACGCCGATGGAGTGGCGGTCTGGATCGTTGCTTTCGGTTTGGTCCTCGCCGGTAGAAGGGTCGCACCAAACGATGTAGGAGCAGCCGACTTTGGGCCGCTCCCAGATGTGGAAGTTACCGAAGCCCTCGGGATCGAGTTGGAAATCGTAGGTGCCATCGTTTTCGACGAGGTTGCCGACTTCGGGCGGGTGATTGCCAGCGTCCTTTGCCCATCGGGCGAGCACGGCTTGATTGAAGCGCGGGCGACCGGAGGCGAGGAAGCATGAAACATCGTCCTCCGGGAAATATTCATCAAAAGTGTCCTCGGACTCGCCGCACTCGGAGGCCATCTTGTCGCGCCTCCATTGAATCTGCTCGTGCGTCCAGCCGTATTTCTTTTGGCCGTTGGCCTCGCGCACGGTCAGCGTGGCGTCGATCTTGGCCCGCATGGCAGGTGTGACAGGCGTTTGGTTCTCCTCAAACTCGAACCATCCGGCGAACACTTTGACCCAGCCGTTGCCGGGCTTGGCTTCACCGGCCTTGAACGCCTTGATGAAGTCGTCCAGCCACAAAGCGCCCTCCCAAATCTTGAAGTGCTGACCGCTTGCGCCCTCGGGAGTTGTTTCGGCGATGGCGAGGCCAGCGCCATTCAGCGACGGCATCACTGAGGCAAAGATTTTCTTGTCGTTCTTCACGCCATCTCGCGGGTATTTGGCCGATTCCGAGAACAGGACGGCCTGCCGGGTTTGCGAGATACCGGGGTTGCGCACCTCGGAAGAGGTGATCTTGGCCGCGCTGCCGTTCGACCATTCCATTTCCTCAACGCGAGGCATGAGTTTGATTCCCCACGGGAAACGGTCGTGGTTCGAGAAGGTTTCGAGCCGCTGGACAATGACGGCGGCGTTCTCCTTCACATCGGCCATGATGAGGGCTTTGGTTGGGCGCTGCATGCAGACGTGGTAAATGATCTCCAGCGCCATCGTGGTGCCGCCGCACTGGCGGATTTTGGTCACGATGATGAGGATTTGCTCAAGGCCCAAAGCCCAAAGCACCTCGAAAGCCTCCGCGAGACGCCGCTGGAGCACGTTCGACTTCGGAGATTCGAGAGCGTTAGTATGCGCGTTGGTGATCTTCACGCAGGTGTCGAAATGCACCGTGGGCGAGATGGCGGCGAGGTGGAAATCGGGATCTTCGGTCATGGTAAAAGGATGGCTGATTGTTTGCGGCGTTGCGCGAGGCGGGCCGCGAGTTCGGCGGTGACTCGTTTGTGGCAGGGATGGCAAAGCGTTCGGTAGTTCTCCAAACCGCACAGCCCGCCGCCCTCGGCGACTGGGACAATGTGATCTGCATCCCATGCGGTAGAGCGTCCGCTAGTCCATCCGTCGCGACGCGGCCCCATGAGTCGGACGATTTCCGCATCTTTCTTGATAGCAACTTTCTTGTAGCAAGGCTTTCCACCTTTAAGGCAATCAGGCCACATGGCGGCTTTGGCGATCAGGTGCCAATCGTGGCGGTGCTCGCGTGGCACCGCGAGGGAAGTTCGCCATTCCTCGCGAGACTCTAGCCACGAGAACAAGCGAGCAGCTTCTTTGCGGGCCGCCTGCCACGACCGAAACTCCGCCTCGGAATCGCAGCCACAGATAGCGCAGATGCCTTTGTCGCGCTTTTTCAACTCCTGCCGAATGTAGGCGGGATCATTGATCGCTCGCCATTGCTCCACACAGGCATCACTGAACCATGTGCGGCGCGGAGGTTGGGGAACCTGCCCACAGCCGCAAGAGCATAGCGTGACGCCATCAACGATGACGCGCTTGGATGGCTCTCGGCGTTTAGTGCTCATGGTATTTTGTGCTGTGAAATGGTATTCGTTAAAACGTGTCTGCTGCGTCGGCTTCTTCACCTCGCATGGATGCCCACTCGCCAAAGTGGCGGAGCACGGTGCCGGAGTTTAGCCGATCACGGATGCGCTCGCCAAGCCACTCGCGGATTTTTGGAAGGGTTTCGTTGCTCAGAAGAATGGTTTGCGTTCCGGCCTTGTGGCGTCCGTCGAGGATCGTGAACAGAATCTCCTCGCCATCGGCAGGAAGGGGACGAAGGGCAATTTCATCGAGCACGAGCAGATTGGCGACGATGTACCGGGAATAGATCGCTTCCGGCCCGCCTGACTCATAGGAGCGATGGACGGCGCGGAACAGGGCCGAGCACTCCACCCATGCAACCGGCCATCCGGCGTCGAGGCGGGCAATCGCCACAGCGGCGGCGACGTGGCCTTTCCCGGTGCCTGGGGTTCCTGCAAAGATGGCGTTGCGGGCCGTGTGGTCGTGGATCGCCTGACCGATGCGGACAAATTCAGCCGGGTTGCCAGTCTTGATGCCGGGCCTATCGGTGCGGAAGTTCGCCAGCGTGGCGTGTCGCACATCGGACGGGATGCCCGCTTGAATCAACCGGCGCTCGCGGGCCTTCTGGTTCTCATCCCCGGCGCAGAGCGGACAGCGATAGACCGCCCTCCCGGCCTGCAAACTGGCCTCGTGGATCATCACAGCCATCGTTCCGGGGTGCGTCTTGCAGTCCCGTGATGGCGGCATGGTGGCAAGCTCGGCCTCGAAAGCAGCCGTCTTGGCTTGGATGGAGCCAAGGAGCCGGTTCATAGCCTCCTCGGCGCTTGCAGCCTTCTGGAGCCGTTCAGCCTCGACTTGGGCCTGTGCTGCCTCGCGGGCGGTTTTGGCGGCCTGCCAGCGAGCTTGCGCGGCGGCAATGATCTGTTTTTCGTCGTCGGTGCTCATGGCTGGAAGCTGCGGACAAGGTTCACGATTTGGGCGATCTGCTCAGGAGTGAGAGCAGCGGTTTGAATGCGCAGGCTTTCCGCGATGCCGATTTTGTGACCGTCCTCACAATACCACGCGCAAGACAATGGCAACGGCTCAACCAAGGGCGTCACAAGGCTTTTACGAGCCTTCACCTTTTGCTCGCGTTCTGCATTGGCGTCGCGTTTCGCATTGGATGCAGCCAGCCGCTTTTCGCAGTTGTGCAGCACATTGTTGAAGAGGGTGATGAATGACTCGCGCCAGTTTGCGACACTGCAATCGACGCGGCGCTTCAAGCAGTTGTAACCGCCAGAAATGGCAAACCCATCAATAACTCGGGGCAGTCTGATTCCGAAACATGTGCCTCCCGACTTCTTGGCTTCAACACAAAAACCAAGACGAATCCTTTCAAGGTCTGTGTCGATTTCCGAATAAACTCGGCGCAATCGTTGCTCGATTTGTTCCGGCGTGGCCGTTCGGATGAGCGTCAGGAGGTCAGGGGTGAGGTAGGGATGCAGTTTCATTAGTGTGGTAGGGTTAGAAATCTTGGGGTGACTGGCCGGGCTTGAGTTTCGCCATTGCCCCGTCAGGCGTGTAAGCGGCGTGGCGGTCGCGGTCGGTCTGGCGGTAGCCGGTTCCACGCTGGCCGCCCTTCTGGCTCGGCATCCAGCCTTGGGACTTCCATTTGCGCATACCAGCCTTCCAACACTTCGAGGCGCTGCTGCCGTTCCTCCAGCCGTTCGCCGTCCAGTGGTCAAACATCGCGGTTCCATCGGAGGCGGGGAGGCCGAGTTCGATGGCGTAGGCTTCGAGTTCAGCCTGAGTGCCTTTGCCCTTCGACGGGTTGGCTGGCGGTTCGAGTCCAGGCAATGCGGCTTCGGGTGCCTCGCGCTCGCGTGTACGGGCCCC